CTGATGTGAAATTGGCCGCCGGGCAGGTCAAGGTTCCCGCGCTTCGCCCTAGTTCATGAGGCCAGGGCTAGGCGGCCATTCGAGATTTTAGCAGAGTTGAAAACCAACACAACCTAACACCACTACCCTACTTTCCATGACGCACCTCGCACAGATCGCCCACGCCGCCTGGCTGGCAAACGATGGCGACACGGGAACCGCCTGGGACGCAGCCGTACGCGCGGTAGTGAAAGATCTAGTCCGGCTGATGCTGAAAGCCGGGCCGCTCGAATCCATCGACCCGGCGAACCTCTCGCCGGAAGCGACGCAGATCGAGACGCGCGAAACCCGCGACGCACGCATCGCGCGCTGCTACGAGCGCTACGTGGCGCGGCTGGCGGATCTCAGAGCCGAAAGCATTACCCCTTTATGACCGACCTGATGAGCCGTCCCTATGCGCCGTCCACCGAAAAATGCTGCGAGCGATGCGTCTTCGGCCGCGGGCCGCACGCCGCCTGGTGCGAAAGCGAAAACGCGCAATTCCAGCGGAGCCTCAACCTCGAAGCCCAAGCACCAAGGCGGCATCATGGAGCCTGCAACGGAAGTCAAATCACCCGCCGCCGCGCTGGCCGCTGACGAAGGCGACATCCTGATCGAGCAACTGGAATACCTCCTCGACCATGTTGAAGCGGCCGGGGCGCAATGCGCCTGCTCTGAGTGCAAGCGGTACGCGCGGGCGCGCGCCGTGCTGATGGAGATATTCAAGTAGCTTTCAGCTTTCAGCTTTCAGCACTCAGCTAAACCACCAGCCACCAGCCACTATCCACCAGCCACCGGGTTTACAGCCATGACCTTCAGCACCAAAACCCCCAACATCTCGAAAACCCCGACGCTGTTCCGCGAGACGCTCAAGAAGCCCAAGTTGATCGGATCCCCCACGGCTGGCGGCACGGGGTTTCGCTCTATGGCCAGCCTGTATCTTCCGCGCTCGGTAAAGCTGCCGACGAAGGTGAGCCAATTTATGCCCGAGGGTAAAGGGGCGGCGACCAGTTGAAGCGACACAGCGAGGGGGTGAGCGGGCGAGGGGGCGAGCGAGCCTTATCCGGCACGCAGTACGCCATCGGCTCCTACACCGAATATCTCCACTGGGCCCGGCAGAAGTTTCTCTACGAGTACGCCGAACTCCTGGAGCGCCTCGGCTTCAACACCCAGGCCGGCGGCGCGATCATTTACGGCGCGATGCGCAAGGGCGTATGACCCGCAACGATTTCACTTGGGAGCGCCACGCCGGGCGCAACCCCGAAGGCGAGCGCTTCGACAGCAACGTAATGGTGCACGGCACCGGCCGCATCCTGGCGCGCGTCGCGATGCCAATCGGCGAGGAATACTGGTACCGCCTCTACTTCTACGTCCCGAAGTGCGTGCTGGATTCCCCAGACGACGGCCACGACTTCATCAGCGCGGATGCCGCGGTGGAATTTGCGGAGAACGTAGCGATGGCGTGGAGTGACGAAACTCTCGCCAAGATACCGGGCTTCCCGTGCAAGCGCGCCCCCGTCGCACTGAACTGCCGGGTGGCCAGGCTCGCAACGATTTCATAAACGCAGTTGGGCATGATAAATAACAACCAACGCAACCAACACTCGGACTGCCCAGCGCCGTCCGAACCCAGTGTCGTCAAACAGGCCGCGGAACTCCGCAACTGGCTGGAGACGCTCGACAGCGAACTAGTCACCCTACACGAGGGATTGTTCGCGCCGTTACCGGAAAAGGAACCGCTCGCAGTTACACCCCGGCACCTTTCCCTGCAAGACCTCATATCGCAGGCATGTACGAGCGCCGCGCAAGCGGTCGGTTTCGTTCGCACCGTCAACAGCCGCCTCGGATTTGGAGACGCTTGCGGCCAACAGAACTGCTGAAACCTGAGAGCTGAAAGCTGAAAGCTGAAAGCTAAACCCCAAAGGATTCCCCTATGAAACTCTCATCGATCTCGATGTCCAAAGGTAAAGGCAAGAAAGCCAAGCGCGGCCCGGTGCGCTCCACGACCATCAGCAAAGCCAAGAACGGCTTCATGGTCTCGAAAGAGCACGACCCCATGCCGGACGAGAACGGCAACCCGCAGTATCCGCCCTCCGAACCGCCCGCGGTGTTCGATAACTCCGACGACGCCCACGCCTACTCGGCCCAGTGTCACGGCGAGCCCGACGCAGATGACGCCGGCGCCACGCCCGCATCGGGCGACGCGGCGTAAAGAACGGTGGATAGTGGGCGGTGGCTGGTGGCTGGAAACGCCGCCGTGCCGCCCCCTCGCCCGCTCACCCCCTCTCCCGCTCATGTCTCCCCAGCTTCCACCCTCGGAAACCCGCACCAGCTTCGACCCCTCCATGGAGTCGGGAAGCCGGCATACTCCTTTATCCGTACTCTCGGCGCACAAGGAAGAACCGAAGGTCGAGACCGACGAAGACGGCCTGACCGACGAAGACATCCTCGTCGAAGCGCACGAGTACTTCACCGCGGTAGCAAGCTGGGAGCAGCCGTTTCGGGAGCGCGCGCGGCAGGAATTCGAATTCGTCGACGGACTGAAACATTGGGATGCCCAGATGCTCGAAGAGCGCAGGGGGCGCCCGTGTTTGGTCTTCGATAGGATCGGCCCCGCCGTCGACCAAGTGGTCAACGACGCCCGCCAATCTCCCCCGGAGCCGAGAATCAGTCCGGTGGGTGAAGGCGCCGACAAGGAAACCGCCGAGGTCCTGCAGGGTCTCGTAAGAAACATCGACAACGACAGCAACGCCCGCGTGGTCTGGGCAACCGGCTATGAGCATGCCGTGAAGTGCGGCCGCGGCTGGGTGCGCGTGTTGACGGTTTGGGAAGAGGACGACAGCTTCAAACAGAAGATCGTTTTGCGGCGTGTCGCCAATCCCTTCACGGTTTATCCCGATCCCTCGGCCGACGAGTTCGATTACTCGGACATGCGCCGCTGCATGGTCACCGAGGACCTCGACACGCAGGTCTACAAGGAGACCTACCCCGATTCCAAGGTTGCCAGCCTCTTCGATTTCCAGAGCGTCGGCGATCAGATTCGCAAAGACTGGTTTCCAACCGGCAGCGTAAGAACAGCCGAATTCTGGAAGGTGCTCACCAAGCGCGGCAGACTGGCACAGCTCGAGGACGGGCAGATCAAGCGCGAGGACGAGATCACCGAACAAGACAGGGTAAGAGCGTGGCGCCCCACCACAAAGAAAACCGTCAAGGGCTACAAGCTCAACGGCGTCGAAATCCTGGACCGCTGGACCTGGCCGGGCAAGTGGATACCGATTGTACCGATCATCGGCCGCGAGGTCATCGTCGAGGGCAAGCGAACGGTGCGCGGCATGGTCAGGCCGGCCATGGATGCCAACCTGTCCTATGACTTCATGCGCTCGAAGGAAGCCGAAGCCATCGGGCTGGCTCCTATCAGTCAATGGCTGGTAGCCAAGAACCAGATCGAGAACTACGCGGCCAAGTGGGCCAACTGCAACCGCGTGGCGCAGGCTTACCTCGAGTACGACCCGCAAGTGCAGGACACGGGAACCGGTCCTATCCCAGTCCCGCCGCCGCAGCGCATTTCGCCTGCCGTAAATACCCAGGACATCACCCAGGCCATCGCACACGCGGCGGACGATATCCGCGCGACCACCAGCATGTACCGCCCGGACATGGGCGAGTCCCAGCCGGATCAGTCGGGCAGAGCGATTCTCGCCATCCAGCGGCAAGGCGATAACGCCCACTTCAACTACCACGACAATCTGGCCATCTCCCAGATGCACGTGCTTCGCATCCTGGTAGATCTGGCGCCCAAGATCTACGACGAGGAAAGATTGGAGACCGTCTTCGATCCGGACGGCTCAGTGCGGCAGGTGTGGCTCAACAAGAAACACACCGACAACAAGGGTGTGGACCGGATCTACGACATCAAGAGCGCTGCAAGGTACGACGTGACTCTCGGGTCAGGGCCGAGTTACGCATCGCGGCGGGCGCAAGCTCAGGAACAGTTATTCCAGCTATATCAAGCCATGCCGCAGGCCATGACTCGGGCGCTGGATCTGATTCTGAAAACCTTCGACGTTCCGGGCATCGACGAAATCGCGGACCGCCTAAGACCGCCCGACGTGGCGCAACAGCAGGAAGGCCAAGCCCCGGTACCGCCGCAGGTTCAGCAGCAGATCGTCCAAATGCAGCAACTCCTGCAGGCCATGAACACGCAGATGACGGCGCAAGCCGAAGAGTTGAAAACCCAGCGCATCCAGAACGAATCGAAAGAGCGCATCGCCGCCGGGAATAACGCTACCCAATTAGCAATAGCCGATCTGAAGCTGGGCAGCGATCAGGCCTTGCAGATGTTCCAATCCCAGTACGCGGCGATCAATCAGAAGATCGACCAGGTTTACCAACTGCAGGCGCAACGCGACGAGCAGCAGCACCAGAAGGAACTTTCCGACCAGCAGCACCAGCAACAGCTCCAGCAGCAGGGACAGCAACAGCAGGCCGACGCGCAGCAGGCCGCGCAAGCCCAGCAGCAGCCCGCAGCCGCCGGCGCGCCGCCAGCTTCCGAGCCGATGCCGCAAGCGGCATAGGCTTTCAGCCATCAGCAGCCAGCTTTCAGCTTCACTAACCGTTCAGACACCCCATTTTATGAACACCGAAGATTTGACGTTTGAAACTCGCCAGGACCCCAAAGTGGTAGAGAAAGTTCTGGCCGACCTCGGCTTCACCGGCTCGACGGTCGAAACCCACTCCGACGAAGGCGGCCAAGTCCCGCCCGCCGAACCAGCACCGGCCACCGACGCGCCGGTTGAGCCAGTTGCCGAACCGGTTGCCGCCGCGGAACCCGCCGCGCCGCCCGCGCCCAAACCGTCGAGCGGCTACAAAAAGAAATGGGAAACCACGGCCGCCGAGAACGAGCGGCTGAAACAGGAATTGGAAGCGGCCCGCAAAGCAACGCCGGCCGCCGCGGCGCCGGCCGCCGCCGCCGAGCCGGTCGCTGCCGAGCCAGCCACCAGCCACCAGGCACAGCCCACTGCTGCCGAGCAGCCCGCTCCCAAGCCGAAACCCGAAGATTACGAAAACGGAGTCTACGATCCCGCATTCGTCGAAGCCATCGCCGACTGGCGCTACGACGAGCGCGCGCGCATCGACCGCGAGAAGGTAACCACCGCCGCCCGCGAAACCGAAGCGCAGGCCCGTAAAGATTCCGACACCCGCGACCAGGAGGCATTCGAAAACTGGCGTAAGAGCCAGATCGACGAAGCCAAGGCGCGGCATGACGACTTTGATGTCGTGATTGCTCAGCAACACGATGTCGACATAACGAACGACGTGATGAACCAGGCCCTTTGGTCTTTCGACCATGGCGCGGAGCTGGCCTACTGGCTGGCAACCCACCCGACCGAAGCCAACAAGATCTGTATCGCCACGAAGTTCAACGAAGGCGAAACCATCGTGCAGTACCGGAAAAAACTCGCCCTGGCCGTGCAAGAGCTGGGGAAGATCGAGCTGCCGGAACTCGCCGCGATCGCCGAGGACGACGACCCCATCGAGGAAACACAGCCCGCTGCCCAACCGGTGGCGGCTGTCGCCGCTGCCGCTGCAGCTCCAGCGCCTTCGAAGGTTGCTCCCGCTCCCCGCGCGGCTTCGCCCGCGCCGGCTCCCAAGCCAGCCCCCCCGAGTCCCGTTGGATCGGGTGCGCGCTCTACCAGCCCCGTCAAATCGTTGTCTCAGATGACGAAAGATGGCACGCTGGCCGCGCACCTTGCGAAATTTCCCAATGATCCGACTGCGGAATTCCGGAGGCTGCGCAAAGCGGAGTACGGCAACTAGCCTATAGGCGGCCCGCGATACCGTCGAGAGACAGAATCCAGGGCCACATTTAAGCTGTACGCTCCGAACTTACCTGCGTCAGCCACTCTTGGGGATCTTTGGCACCCTTGCTGCAATTACAGCGCGGGCAAAGAAGTTGAAGATTCTCGGGATCACTCGTTCCACCACGCGCCAAAGGTATTATGTGGTCGATGTGGAACGCCTCGCCCAATTCTTTTTGACATGCCGGATTAGCGCATTTTCCATCCTGCGCACGGAGCAGCTTAATTCGATCGCAAAGGGAGAACCGGCGATTCTTCCACTGACGAAGGCAGCGATCCCGCTCTCGCTGGGCGTACTCGGCATCCGTAACGCGCCGCTCTCTTCGCCGGGCGTTGGACCTCGCATTAAGTTCAGCGGCGTTCCCGTCCCTGTATTTCTGGTTATAGACCCGCGCTTTGTCGGGAGAAGTTCGCTTTCTTTGGCGGCCGTAGTTGGGATTGCGGCTCCGCCACTCCCGGGCGCTATTGGGGTGGCTTTCGCGCCAGCGGCGCATGTACTCTTTTTTGTGCTCCTGCCGTTCCGCCACCGAACGAAAAAGACTGGGCCTCCCTGTCCTGCGGTCGTCGCCGACTTTGCGACCGTGGGCCTCCAGCCACTTTCGGTTGTAATCTGGATGGTTGCGGTGCCACTCGTGCATACGTGCACGATGGCAGTCCTTGCAGGTTTTTCCGGTTCGCCTGATGTTCCCAAAGGATGTCAGCGGCTTTTCCTGCAAACAGCGTCCGCAACGTACAACGTCCAGATCCATGATTCACCCTCGCGGTTGCTTGGCGTATTCCCGAATGGCCAGTTCAATAACGGCTGTTTGAGACAAGCTGAGCCGCTTGGCGAGTTTTACAAGGAGCCTCCGCGCTTCATCGGAAAGCCGAAAGCTGCTGGGTTGCTTGTGTTCCATGCTCCAAGTGTAGTGCATAACGCGCTACGCTTCAACTATAACCGGTACCATCCAGGTACCAAAACTAACGTCGCGAGACGTGAGGAAAACATAATGAACGACCTCCTAAACCCGGTCGCCATTCTACAAGACTCCTTGGAGCGGTGGGATAACAACGCCGTCTTTTGCAAGTACGTCTCAAGGGAATTTGACGACAGTTACGCCGTCCCGAATGAAAAGGTCGGATACACGGTGAACGCCCGCATTCCGGTCCGCTTCCGCGGCCGCCGCGGCGACGCCGCACAGCCCGAAGCGATCCAGGAGCAGATGGTCCCCGTGACCATCAACACCCTCTGGGGACAGGATCTGCAGATCTCCGATCAGGACCTGGTGCTCACCATCGACCGCTTTGGCGAGCGCTACACCGAATCGTCCAGCGCCATCATCGCTCAGATGATGGACGGCGATGGCCTCGACCAGTACCAATACGTGTACAACTTCGTGGGCCAACCGGGTGTTACCCCGGCGTCTCTCGCGACGTACACGCAAGCCAAGATCGCGCTCGAGAACGCGGCTTGCCCCACCTCCGATCAGTTCCGCTCGCTGGTGGTGAACCCCGATGCCCAGGGCAACGTGCTGGGCTTCAACTTCAACTTCCTGCTGCCGACCAAGGAAGTCTCCGACCAGTACCTGTACGGCAACATGGGCAAGGCCGTGGGCTGGAAGTGGTCCATGGACCAGAACGTGTCCGCGGCCGTCGTGGGCGCGCTCGGCACCGCCGGCGCTCCGACCTCCAACCCGATCGTCAACGGCGCCAACCAGAGCGGCAGCTCGCTCGTCACCAGTGGCTGGGACGCCTCGCAGGCGATCCTGAACCCGGGCGACATCATCTCCATCGGCTCGGGCTCCACGGCGTGCATCGCCACCAACCCGCTGTCCTTCCGTTCCACCAACAAGCTGCGCACCTTCGTTGTGACGGCCCCCGTGGTGGCGGACAACACCGGCGCGGCCACGATCCCGATCGAGCCTCCCATCAACTTCGACACCACCTCCCCGTTTCAGACGGTGGTGAGCGCTCCGGCAGCCGGCGCGGCCATCAGCGTGTACCTCGTGGGCCATGCCAGCTTCTCCAGCATCGGCGGAGTGACCAGCCCGCAGAACATGGGCTTCCACAAGCAGGCCTTCACTTTGGCCGTTGTGAAACAGGAAACCCCCGGCGGCTTGGACTGGTCCGAGCAGGTCATCAATCCCAAGCTGGGCATGGCCATGCGTCTGACGCGCGGCTTCCTGATCGGCTCCAACGAACGCATCACGCGCCTGGAAGTGCTGGGCGGGTTCAAGACCATCAGGCCGGAATGGGCGGTCAGAATTGGGGGCTAGTGATTAGTGGCTAGTGGTCGGTAGGTTTGTTCTAAACCACCAGCCACCAGCCACCACCCACCCTTCACTAAAGGATAAACTACGACCATGAAAAACATCACTCTCGTTACCATCGCCCTGCTGCTGGCCTGCTTCGCGCTGCCTGCGGCCCAACTTTCCAACACCACCCTTTCCGCCGCCATCACTGCCACCCAGCCCTATGTGACCCTGGCGTCGCTTACCGGCGTTAACGGGCCGGGCCAACCCGTCTCGCAGGGTTCCATCGGCACGCCTTCGGGCGCGGCCTGGACCATCCTATATGTGGACGGCGAAGCCATGCGCGTCACTGTCGCGCCCGCCACCGGCCAGCCTGTGCTGGTGGAACGCGGCTTCCAATCTCCCGCCGTGGCGCATGCCTCCGGAGCGCTCGTCTGGATCGCCACGCCCCAGCAACTGGTGTGGGAGTCCAGCGGCCTGCCCTCCGGCACCTGCAATTCCGCCACCGCCGTCAACCCCACCATCAACGTGCACCTGAATCAATATGCCGAATGCCTGGGTGGTTCCTGGGTTACCGGCAGCGGCACGGCTACCGCTTACCGCCTCAACTTCCCGACCATCGGAGCGGTTGCTTATACCGGCCTGGACACCAACGGCACCGCCGTCGGCTCCACCACGGTCTATTGCACGGAAGTGGACCTGCCGGGCAGCAAGTTAATCACCGGCATCGGCCTGCTCAACGGGACCACGGTCACCGGCAATAAGCGGTACGTGATTCTCTACGACTCCGCCGGCAACGCCCTGGCCAACAGCGCGCTCGCCGGACAGGCCTCGGTGACCGCTTCGGTGTTCGAGAACTACGCCTTCACCTCCAAGCTCTACGCGGTGGGACCGGCGCAGTATTTCGGCTGCCTCCAGGACAACTCGACCGGCTCTACCACCGTCCGCATGGTGGATACCGGGATCGACGACAACATCCTGACCGTAGGACAAACCGGCGCAACCTTCGGGACCGTCCCGGCGCTGACCGTTCCGACTTCGTTCCACACGGGCACTGGCCCATATCTCTACGTGTATTAACGCTCTCGGCGGCTCGGCTCCTGCTATTTGAGCGCGCCGCCCCAGGGGGCCTCCATGCCTTCTCCCTCGGAGGTCCCCTGCCTTCAAAAGCTGTCAGCTTTCAGCTTTCAGCTTTCAGTTTTCAGCTTTCAGTAAAACCACCAGCCACCAGTCACTATCCACCAGCCACCAAAGGATTCTCCCATGCGAAGAAATGTCAAGATCACGCTAAACCCCGGAACGCCGGTCAATCTCTCCGTCGCCCTCGGCCTGGTACAGAACCCGATGGCCAACCGGGTCTTCATCCAAATGGCTACCGGAGGCACCGGCCTGGGCTATGTCATGGCGGGAATCTACGGAGGCCGCACGCCCGCAACGACCAATGCCAACGACGTGAGCGGCGAATTGTCGCCAGCGACGGCCACGGCTCCCGGCGGCTCCTGGGCCGACCCCCCCGGAGCTATCGAGTTTTCACTGGCGCCGGCGATTGATCTGTCTACTATCTGGGTGGACGGAACAGCAGCAGATCCAGTAAGAGTGTCAGCAGATTTGAACGTGTAAGAAGCTGTCAGCTTTCAGCTTTCAGCCATCAGCCAAACTTCCATGAAATTCCAGCCTCTCTTCAATGCTGTAGTGGTTCGCCCCCTCGCCGAAAGCGAGCGTACCGCACCGTCCAGCCGCGTCGTCATGCCCGGTACATCGTTGCACGCGGGAACCTTCGACGAGAAGGGCGGCACGAGCGGCAATTACACCGATCGCGGGCACGTCGTTGCCGTAGGCGAAGGCTACAAGTACGGCAAGCGGTTCATCCCCGACTGGCAAGGATCGTCGCAGGGCGTGTGGGAAGAGTTTGCGCACACTGAGCGCATCCCCCTCGACGTGAACGTCGGCGACCTGGTGCTCTACGCACACAAGGGCGGCCAGGACTACGCTGAGGACGGCGTGCGCTACCGCATCATCCCGGAATCGCAGATCGAGGGCGTACTTGAAGCGGATATCTGCCAAGTGTCTTGGAAGATGGGCGATCATCAGAACCGTCTGGTGCGTTGCTTAAAAGAGGCGAAGTATCGGGCCTTTGGTATCGGTAACGAAGGGCGTCAGAGCTTTCGCGTTTGCGAAACCCACGCGGAAGTGGCGACGCTCCATCCCGAGTTGTGGGCTGTAGAGCCGCTGGCTGACTGCATCATCCCGAAATCGAAGATCGAGGGCGTACTTGAAGCGTGATGAATTGAATCCCGTCGCCATGCTCTACGTTGCGGCAGAAATACTGGCTGAAGCGCTTGCGGGAGCGCCCATAACGCGACCACGCCTCGCGCTGGCACCCGCTACGCAGGGACCGCCGCAACTGGTGGAGGGCACAATCGTCCTACCGGATGGCTGGCAGTTTCACTGCGTCGACGCCTTTGAACGCTGGATCAAGGGAACTGTCGTAGGAATGGCCCGCACCCTTCGCGCGTCGGTATCGGCCAGCGGAGAAGTCTTCATGCTTCCCATTCCGTTGAAAAACAACGAGGATCGCGCCGTCGATTCGTACTCCGGGCTCGACATGCACATGCGGCGTGAGAATCGGCCGGACAATTCAACCGCGATCACCTTCAGTGTGCTCTATGTGATCCGCGACACCGCCGAACGGGCGAAGGTCGAATGGTTCCGCGATCTGTTGGCTTACTCGCTGGCCGAGGCGTAAAGCTGGCTATGGTATCCTTGAAACCGAAGGAGCAACCAGTCTCATGAAACAGCCAACTGAGTACATGAAGGACGTAGCGAACGCCCTCAAGGACCCATTTCAGGAAGAGGGCACCAGCATAGAGGCGCATCTCGACCGCGGCAAGCACGCCGACGAACGTGTGGCGAAGACCCTAGCCAACGTCGCCAAGGCGCTGCCGGACAAGCTGATCCAACTTGAACATGATCGCCGCTTCCGTTTCGGCAAGGAAACCGCCGCCGCCGCGGGTGGAGCACCGCCGCCGGCCGCCGATCCCGCGCCTGCCGCCACGGCGTAACGCGCGCGCCAAGTTCCGATGGACGGGGAGCCAGGGGCGGACTTTAACCGCCGCCCTTTCCCGGATTTCAAGCTCAAGGTACGCGCGGAAGGTCCGCCCGGGTGTGGCTTTCCAGTGTGCCAGAGGCGCTGGTGGACCGCGCCGTGAGGCTGTCCACCCAAACTTCTTCGATGGACAATTCCACCTTCGACATAACCGCGATTGAAGACGCCCACCAAGAGTTGTGGAACATGGGCACCATCGAAGTCTGGCCGCAGCCGCGCCCCGGCGATTCCTTCGTGTGCACGTTCACCCCGCGCGAGAACATCCTGATGCGGGTGCTGCGGAAACTGCGGCTGGTTAAGCCCGCAGAGTTGATATCGGTCCAGTTTGTAGTTGGACAGGACGGGCATCTGACAGAATGCGCTGGAACTCCGGCCACCGATAGAACGTACCGAGTCCCATCACCTTTCTTTCGTCTTTGGTAACTCGAAGCTCAATCAGATCCAGCATTTCGGGGGTGTTGAGAATAGCCTGCAAGACCGCTGCTTGAGGGCCGTCTACTATACGGGCAAGCCTCTTCCGCTGTCGCCCGAAGGCGACAGTCCCCGAGGCTTAAATTAAATGGACCGAAGCCTCGAAGGTGCCCCCGTTGCGGTCGCTGCCACCAGGGAGTTCCACGTATTTCGCGTAGAAACGGCCTTCACGCGCGATTCTCTTCATTGGCATCAGACCAGTGATACGCGCTGAATTCAGCACCGGCTTCAACTCGACCCGCACATATTCGCCCGGCGGGTGCGTCGCCGTTACGCGGTATTGCTGCGGATCGTTCCAAAACGTCAGGATGTCACCCACGCAGAGTGGCGGGTCGGTTCCCGGAATTCCCCAACCCTGAAACGACATTGCCTTCGGAATCGAAACGAGTTTCGCGCCGGGACGCCAAAGCAATCGCTCAGGGTCCAGCACCGCAGCGGCAGCCAGAGCGAATAAAGCGCGGCGGGTCATGCCAGCGCCTCCAGCAACGTCCGAAGTTTTCGAAGCGTCTGCACATCCACAGGTCGCAACTCCTGCCACCACGGAAATGTGAGGGGTCCGGGCATGCGATCCGTATCCTGGATGTTCGTCTCCAGCGACGCAATGGCACGCTCAAGAAAAGCGCGCACTTGCGGCACGTCTTGCGGATGAAGAGCACCCGACAGTTGCCAGAGTTCTTCGTGGGCGGCTTCGATCTCCGATATTTCGTCTGGCCCGGTTTCGACACGCACGCTCCAATCGGAAAGGCCTGGTTCAGGCTTGCAGCCCACGGCCCCGACCACCAGCGCAAACAGAGCACGTCGCGTCATCATCTACTCCCATAATCGCATGAAGCACGCCATCCTCATCTGCGCGGCCCTGGTCATCTTCGCCCAAGCCGGCAACGCCCAGCCCGGCACCTGCTGGGCGGCCGCGGGCGCGGCAGGCACGTCGGCGAGCTGCCCGCAGACGGGATCGCCGACGATTCAAGCTTACATTTCGGCGTACAACACTTTCCTCAACGCCGTTCCGGTTCCAGCGCTTACGGCGCCCTTTGCAAACGATCTGGAGCTGGTGGGAGCTTCGGCCAACTGGATCGAGAACTGCCCGACCACCGGAACCTGTCCGTACAACTCGGTGCCCCTCCAGGAAGCCTTCGTCAACATTTTGGCGCAGAGCGGCGCCACGGGCGTAGTCTGGAACATCGACTACATGCCGTACATGATGTCGGCCGAGTACACCGCGGCGACCGGCTTCAGTTGCGCGGGAACATACGCGACGGCCACATGCACGCGCCTGACAACCAATCTTGCGTTCTACGACGCCATGATGGCGTACATCGCGGCGCAGGGCCTCACCATCCGGCTGGCGCCCATCAGTTTCGGAGTTCCCGGCGCCGGCGCGCCCTGGCTGATTTGCGGCCTCACGCCATCCACCATGACAGTCGCGCAACGGATTGCTTGCGAAGCGCCTTTCTTGGCCGCCATGGTTGCGCACATCCATAACCTTTCGCCCAGCGTTTCGCTCCACACTGTCATCGCAGCCCACGAACCCGAAGAAGCGGACAACGCCTCCACGGGCCAGACGCTCAGCGTGGCGGATTGGAACACGCTCATAGCCGGCCTGTGCCCGGCCATTCACGCGGCGACTGGAGGATCTGCCGTGCTGTGCGCCTCCGGCTACACCATGGCAGACGGCGCGTATGTCGCCAACGTCACAGCCTCGGTGCCCAGCGGGATGCAGGTTTTCGGTGCGGAGATCTACTTCAGGAGTTTCGACAGCACGCCGTCATGGAGCGCGCAGCCGGGAGTCTATGCAAGTTGGGCGGCTTCCGCGACCGCGGCGGGGCTCCAGGTCCAGATCGACGAATCGGGACCGCCCGGATACTGCCCAGCCGGCTCGAATGTCCTCTGCCAATCCGAGCTTATCAACGGCTGCGGCTGGCCGGGGATGGAAACCTACAACGCCAACGGCGCGTTCTGGACGTGGCTGTTCGGGTTTTCGAGCCAGATCGGGGCCACTCGCACCACCCTGTTCTACGATCAGCCTTACGCCCTGCTCCAATCCGGAGCATGCAACGACAACACGCCTGTGACCAGCTACACCTGGCAGATGCTGGCGGGAATTCCCTTGTCTCCCACGGTGACCGGTTTGGCCTGGAAAGCGGCAAGCTTACCTCCGGTACCGCCGCCGCCGCCGCCTCCGCCTCCGCCGCCACCTCCGCCGCCGCCCCCGCCGCCCGCGCAGTTGAAGGCCATCCCCACGACCACGTTCACGGCGCCGGTAAACGAGTTCCAACTTTCCGTCTCTCTCGCCTCCACCGCGAGCGTCACGGGTCCTGGGCAGCCGGTCAGCAACGGATCCATTGGGCAGCCTTCAGGCGCTTCGTTCACGGTGCTCTACGTGGACCAGGAAGCCATGCGAGTGACTGCGGCGCCGGTAAACCCTACCGATGCGGTTCCCGTCGAACGCGGCTGGGACGGCACCGGTACGCAAGCTCACAGCACGAGCGCGCTGGTCTACGTGGCGATCCCGCAATACTTCACCTACATCGGCCTGCAAGGACCCTGCAACGCGGCCGCCCAGGTTGCCTTGCCCGTCATCAACGACTGGTCGGGCGCCATCTACGACTGCCAAAGCGGCGTGTGGGTGAATACGCTTCAGCCAATGAGGTACAGGGCCATGGCGCGGGCCGTGCCGCAGCAGCATCAAGCGATCTGGACGCGGGTGTTGCGCGCGCTGCATCTGGCGAAGTAGCCATCAGCTTTCAGCTTTCAGTTTTTCAAAAAGGAATCCCAATGTCGAACACCATTACCGCAGGCGCGGCCCTCGCTTTGAGCGGCGTGGGCGTCAACGTGAGCGCCTCACAGCAGAACATCTCCGTCGCTCAGACGGGGAATAAGTATGTGGAGCAAATTGTTCTAACGTCAACGACCGCCGGGGGCACCGCCATCCCCGTGTCGAACCTGGCCAATCTGGGGTTCATGTTGATTCAGAACCTTGATACGGTCAACTATGTGGACGTGATGACAGGCACCACGGGCGCCGGTGGCGTCGCTTTCGCGCGCCTGATGCCGGGCGATCCACCGTTCCTGTTCCGTTGGACGGCGGGGATAACAGCACCGGCGCTTTTAGCCCACACGGCCGCCGCCCTCGTTTCCGTATTGTTGATGGAAAACTGACATGGCCGAAAAGAAGCCCATCAAGATCTCGCACCCCGGAAAACTGACAGCCGCTGCGGCGCGCGCCCGGCAAAGCATAAACAGCTTCGCCAAGTCCCACATGGACTCGCCCAGCATCGGCGCCGCGGCGCGCCTCTACGAGAACGTGCTCAAGCCGGCCAACAAAGCCCGCAAGGGCCACTGGTCGGGGAAGTAGCCGTCAGCTTTTCAGCTTCCGAAACCATTCCGGCTGGCACTTGGGGCAGCCTTCGAAGCACTCCTCGCAATGTGGCGGCTCCGCAGGCTTCAAATCGTTCGCGTGCCGCTCGTTGTAAAGGCGTTTCGCCGCGCTCGCCACATCCGCGTCCTGGTCGAACATGGCGTGGATCAACTCATTGTCGCTCAGGGGCATGCGTTTATTTTGCCACAGCGCTACTATCAATTCAGGAGTTTCAAAAACATGAACCGTATCGCCGGGAGTGCGGGCAGCAGGTGAGGCACTCCGCATCGTCGTAGCTATTTCCGCAGTCGTCGCAATCTCTCAGCATGCGTCAGCCTTTCTCTCCTCTCAGCTTTTTGCAGTTCTTGCAGGGGCACAGGTCCGGGATGTGGAACCCTTGCGCCAAGGCGTCCTGGACCGAAGCGAACGGCCCGTATTTCTTTCCCGCGAACTCAACTTCGATTTGGGGCATGCGTCCAGTATAGCCCTCGGTTCCCCCATGTCCACCTCCACTATCAACTTCGGCCAATTCACCGGCGCGCAGTACGCGAACAATCCGGCGAACGCGCCCATCGTGGGCGATCTCATCTACCATGCGCTGCGCATCGCCGGCGTCATGCAGATGGCTGGGCGTGGCTACTCGATCTACGACTACCAGGATTCACTTTGGGAATTGAACCAGTTGGTTTCAAGCTGGAAAGCGCAGCAGAACATGGTGCCGGCCATCCTGCGCACCCTGTTTGCGATCAACATCGGGCAGGGCGGCCCGGACTTTCCGTATCTCGTTGGGCTGAGCGGGCTGACCGACATCCCCATCGAAAGGCCACAGCGCATCGAGTGGGCGTCGTACCTCTTCACCAACGTCAACCCGGTGATCGAGGAACCTTTCGATCAACTCACCGCGCAGCAGTGGGCGGCCCTGAGTCCCAAGGACCTGACCTCGGGCAATCCCACGAAACTCTATTACGAGCCCGCGGTACCCAATGGAAAGATCTACCTGTGGCCGATTCCGGCAAACGCCTACGTCACCCAAGGCGCGCTGTACACCTGGCAGACCGTGCAGCAGTTTCAATCGCCGCTCGATCCCATCATCACGCCGCCGGAATACGTGGACGCCTTGCAGTACAACCTGGCGCTGAGGATTGCCGCGCGATACGGGCCGAAGGCCAACTTGTCGCCGCTGGCGGTCGCCATGGCCGGGCGGGCGCTGGCGCTCATCAAGAGCATCAATGCGGTGAGCTACATCCAGCAGTGCGAGCGGGGGAATATGGCTGTGGGACAAACGAGAGGTTCAAACTTCAACATACTTTCCAACCAATACGTCTAAGCGGCTCAAGGGTATACGTGTTTCCAACTACGCCGGTTCGCTATGTGCCAGATGGTGTTTTTGGTGACGTGAAAACTCTCGGCGATGGCCATGTAACGACAGCCGTCGCGCACGAGACTGCGGATCTTCCGCACGTCGTCTTCCGTGAGCTTGGCAATATGGCAGGCGCTGCCCTTGGTGTTGCGGCCCTTCTCCCTACAATCGCGAAGATTATCTTCCTGCGTAGCCGCGAAAAGATGGCAGGGGCGAAAGCATCTTGGATTGTCGCAGTGATGGCAGACGGCATAACCCGGAGGTATCGGGCCTTTCGCGATGTGGTATGCCGCACGATAGGTAAGCACGGGGCTCCCGAGGTGCCAATTGCCATCTGCCACCCAGACGGTTTGACGTTCCTTCTCTCCGCATGGCCACTCCACGCAGGGGTAATCCTGCCAGGACGCATCGGGCGGTTCGCTTAAACCGAGAACCGTTTCAACGAGGTAGTACCAATTGGCGCTCGGCTCGGTATAGAAGTGAATTGGCCTGATGCACCAACTCGCATGGCAGTGATGGCGAACGGTGTGCCCGTGGGGTATCTCTCCATAAGCCAACTCGTAGGCCACTAAATGCGCTTCCTTGCGGCGGCCCCCAGGCACCTGGATCACCGCGTAATAGCCTCCATGTTTCGGATACGGCAAGTCGATACACGGGTAAGCCTGCCAGCCCCTCGCAGGGTTGTCGTTCAGGCTCGCAATCAGGCTCACGAGATCATCAAATCGGGTACTTGTCGGGGCGCTCATTCTTATTCAAGTATGCGCTCAAACCCCTGTATTTACTAGGTCCATACGTACTACAAGCACCACCAGTTTTCAAGGAGAACAAACACATTTATGGCAAGACCAGAAAACAGCTTCGGCAACGGCCGCCCCACGGATAAACCCGTTGCGCCGCCCTACCAGCATCAGGAATATCCCCGCGTCATGCACCACGCATCCGGCGCCATCAAATTCGTCAAGAGCCTCGAAGAGGAAGAAGTCGCGCTCGCCGACGGATACGGCCGCCAGCCGCACGTTACGGAAGAGCCCGCCACAACCGCGCCCAAAGCCGGCGAATGCCCCAACTGCATCAAACTGACGATGGAAATCGCCGACCTCAAAGTGGTCTTCGACAAATCCTGGAAAGAGCGGGCGGAGCAAACCGCGGCGCAGGTCGAGGCGCTCAACGCGCGCATCGAAACGCAGCGGGGGGAGATCGAATCGCTGCTGGCGGAGCTGGCCGAGAAGCAAGCCGGCAAGAAAGCGAAAGCGGCGTAAGAAGCTTTCAGCTTTCAGCCGTCAGCATTCAGCCAAACACAAAGATCATAGCTTGGCGCCGCGCCGGTCAGGCCTGCCCGGCGCTGGTTTCGAGCAGTGGAAAGTCAGCCCGCGGATGAATTCGTTCCGGTCTGTAGCGCCCGCCCGCCCATTCATGCCACGGGATTCTCTTGTCGTAAGCGCCAATGACCCACCGCTGGAAACCGACGAGTTCTGGCGTGCGAACGAATGGCATTGGGTACGGGCGGCAGCCGAAGTCGCGTAGCCGCTGCTGGCGGTAAAGGCGATCCTGCGAAGTCTCCCCGGGCCAGTACCCAACTAGGATGTAGACCATGATCTGGTCCGGTTTGACGCCATATTTCACGAGCCGATTCAATCCGGCAAACAGCCGCGCCTCATCTTTGCGGTTGTCCCAGGCCGTGTAGATCCGGCGAACCTGCATGGAATCGTCACGGTATTCGACTGAGGCAACAGCCTCGGCGCTTTCGTCGTCCAGGAATCGTGCATTGATGCCCTGGGTGAAGCTGACCTTGAAGCCGCCCTCTCGAATCTCCCGGATGTTTTGACGCCAGGACGGCGAACCGAAGAAGTCATTGTCGAGCAGCAGCAGTTCCCTCGGCCACGGATTGCCGCGCCAGAGGTTATATATTGACTGCTCCACGGCTACCGGCCCCTCCATCTCGGGGACATTGCAGAATCCGCATCGCAGGCGGCAGCCGCGCTGGGTGAAGCCGATCGACTGGCGAAACTCTGGGTAGATGCCGTACTCCTGCCGCTTGGTGAGGATGCCGAAGTCGGACACCTTGCGCTTGAGGTTCCCGGTTCCGCTTCCGCCTACGATTGCATTCGGGTATTCGCGGAGCAGCCGGTCTATAGCCGGCTTGGTTTTGAGGAAGATGGCGCTGCCGTAGACCAGGTCCCATTCTGAATCCCAGAGCCCGCGCTCCCCGCCGCGCTTCAGAATGACCTGATCGCCCGCATCTATGTGGTGGGCCGCAATCCGCATCAGTGCGACGTTTGGCAGCTTCCCGTCGAGTTGCACCACCAGCACCCGCATGCTCCAAAGTGTACCACTGCTGAATCGCAGCCAACAGCCCTAAAGGTACTACCAGCCGTCCGGCGCGGCTGCGACGGCGGCGGCACCAACATATAAGGCTTTACCCCCATGGCATTCACAGTTCAAAACCTTTGCGACGAGGCATTGCGTCTCATCCACGTCCTGCGGGCCAACGCCTCCTTTGCCACCCAGGTGCAGGGCGGCAACACCGTTCCAGCCTGCCAGGAGTATCAAATTGCGCTCGACGCCCTAAACCAGGTGATCGACGGCTTCTCGGTGGACGGGGCAACGGTCTACCAGGTGGTGCACGAAACCTTTGCCTTGACCGGAGCTGCCAGCTACACCTGGGGCCTTGGCGGCGTCATCAATACGGCGCGTCCGGAGAAGATCCGCGCGGCCGCGGTAATCCAATCCACTACGGCATCCATGCGCGTGGCGATCGTCACGCCGGAAAAGTTCGAGACGATTATCGACATCAGCAGGGCAGGCAAGTTCGCCGACATGCTGGTGTGCGATTACGCCAATCCCCTGGCCACCATCTCGCTCTGGCCCATCGTGGCCACCGGCACCCTGGACCTGTGGAGCATTAAGCCGCTGACCGCGGTGGTTTACTTGAGCGACGCCATCTCATTTCCGCCTGGATATCTGGAAACCCTGAAACTCAATTTGGCGGTGATGCTGGCCTCGGAATTCCCGACGGGCCGTCTCGATCAGTGGGTATTCCAGAAGGCCGGGGACTGCAAAGCGCGTCTCGCGGCGCTCAACATGGTGACCATCGGCGAGCCGATGCCGCCCCTGCCGCCGCTTCCCATTCAGCAGCCGGTTGCCGGGAGCGACATTGCGCAAGGCAGCCCGCAGCGGCCGTAACCCTCCCAAGAGTCAACTCCCATGCCATCAGTCCAAAACATCTGCGATGAAGCTCTACGCCTGATTCACGTCCTGGCGCCCAACTCGGCCTTCGCCACCACTCAACAGGGCGGCAACACCGTACCCGCCTCCCAGGACTATCAGATCTGTCTCGATGCGCTCAACGCCATCATCGACGGCTTCTCGGTGGACGGCGCCACCATCTACCAGACAGTGAACGAAACCTTCTCGCTTACAGGAGCGGCCAGCTACACCTGGGGCACGGGCGGCAACATTACCACCCCGCGGCCGGAAAAGATTCGCGCCGCCTCGGTTTCCACTACGGACGGTTCTATGCCGGTGGAAGTGGTCACCCCGGAGCGCTTTGAAACCATCATCGATCGCACGGTGACCGGCAGCTACGCCGATTACCTGGTGTGCGATTACGGCTACCCGCAGGCAACCATCATGCTGTGGCCGGCGGCCGCCAACGGGGGAACGCTGAATTTGTGGAGCTACAAACCCTTGGCCGGCGTGGTGTATCTGAGCGATGTAATCGCCTTTCCGCCTGGATACTTGGAAACCCTGAAATTCAACCTGGCCGTGGTCTTGGCTTCGGAGTTTCCGGGTGCCATTCTGGATCAGTGGGTGGGGCAGAAAGCCGAGGCGACCAAAGCGCGTCTGGCGCAACTCAACGCCGTTACGATTGGTGCGCCAGCGGCGCCGCTGCGTCCGGTGCCTCTACAGCAGCCTTTGCAGGAGATCGATCTGGAACAGGGAAAGCCGGCGACGCCGTAGATCCGGTGGCTGGTGATTGGTGGCTGGTGGCTGGCTCGGAGTAGGGAATGCCGAGACGTTTGGCTATCTGCCACGCTTGACCCTCACCCACCACCAGCAGTTGCGGCGGCCTGAGAGACATGGCCTCAGTGTTCAGTTCCATCAGCTTGTCGATCATCTGCTGCAATCCCGTCTCGAAGCGGCTGAAGTGGGCCAAGAGCAACTCGCCTAGCTGGTGCTGCTCCGCTAGTTCATCGTAGCTGGCTCGGCGAGTTGGGCCGTACCTCCATTCCATTACCTCATAGAACAGGGCCTTGGCCGCAAGCTCGTAAGGCTTGGGAAACGTGTTAGACATCATCCCGTCAGGCATGTTCGCCCTCCGCCAGCAGCCCCGCTGGCCCCGGCAACTCCCTTACCGGCTGCATCTTTTCCGGCGCGGCTCCGTTCAATTCGTACTGGATGCCATCCACCAGCAGGCGGATACGGAGCCTGGAAAGCTCGGCGTCACGGTGGAAGCCAAGCGTAATCTTGTGCCCGTCGGGGGGCTGAAACACCCATGAAGGGACGCCGTTCCACCACGCACTTGAACGGACAAAGAACCGGCCTTCCGGGATTGCGGTCCATGTCGAAGGGTCTTCGCAATCCATCGGGATCTGCATCAACCGGATCAAGTAGTGCGGCGCAACTTCATCCACCATCAGCACCCGTATCTCGCCGCACACTGCGGAGATCTCGATCACGTTGGGCGGCAGTGGACGCTCTCGGGGTTCGGTCTGAGAACAGAATAGCTGCCGCTCGATCCGCTCCGTGACGTGGCGCATGTTCGCCGCCAGCAACTTCGCTACTATTCGCTCCGCGTCATCCAATTCGCTCATAAGACATTTTCAGGCCCCGGCGACGCCCCGCTGCGTTCTCGGCCACGAACAACGCAGCTCCGTAAATTGGAACGCCGCCGGGACTGGCTCTGGCTATCTTCCGCGCCCTCCTTTCTTCGCCTAGCTGATAGATCGGGTCGGCGATTCGCCTTCACTTCAGTTTAGCAACCGTATAAACCACCGTCGCGACGACGGAGAAATCCCAATGGCTCAAACCTATACTGCCCAAGCCCTAATCACCGACGCCGCGCGCGCCATCCAGGCGATAGCCTCCGGCGAAACACTCAACGGCGCCGAACTCAGCGACGGATTGATCTCGCTCAACAAACTGGTCGACCAGTGGGCGGCTCTCGGGCTGCTCATCATGCAGATCTCCGAAGGTCAGATCAACCTGGCGGGCGCCAACCAGCCGTTCAGCCTGGGATACCGGCCCTCGAAGATCACCGCGGCCTATTGCGATTCCGGCAGCTTGCAGTCGCCCGTCGAGATCCTGTCTCCGGCGCAGTGGTCCGAGATCGTGGACAATTCCCGATCGGGGAAGTTCGCCACCAAGCTGTTCTGCGACTACGCGGTACCCAACTCCAATATCTTCTGGTGGCCCACCGCGACGGGGACTTTGCACCTGTTCTACTTCGCCCCGCTGGCCCAATGGCCGGATTTGAATTTGACTGCAATCACCCTGGCACCCGGATATGCCCGCGGCTTGACCTTAAATCTGGCCGTAGACCTGGCGGAGCAGTACGGCAAGGTGGTGACCCAGAGCTTGATGGCCGCGGCGCAACAGTCGAAGTCCGATATCGGGCTGGCTAACTCCAGAATCTTCGGCAGCGATCCGCCGCCCGATCAGCCGATGCCGCAGAGTCCGGGGAAGCAAGTGGTGCAAGCCGGATAGCCTTCAGCCGTCAGCCATCAGCCAAACGCCATGCGCCTACCTTTCTTCGGAGCCGGGTCGTACCTGCTCGATTCGCCGAACGCCTCAGCGGATGTGTGCATCGGCTTGATCCCCGAAGTTATAGAAAGCAAGGTGGGGCGTGCTGTTGGGCGAATGAAGGGCACGCCTGGCCTCACCCTTCTCGGCACTCTGCCACAATCGAACGTGCTGGCGCTGTGGTCCGGACAGGACCGCCTGTTCGCCGTGGCTGGAACCACGCCCTCCCATCTCTACGAAGTCTTCGCGGACGGCAGTTGCTCGGACCATGGCCCGGTCGGCAACGCCCTTTACACGCCGTTTGCCACCCTCGCCAATCCCGAATATCAGCCGGCTTTGATCTTCCCCAACGCCAGCGGCTCCCAGTTGATGGTTATCAACGGCGGCTTCGTCTGGGTGGACAGCGGCACGGGCGCGGTGCCGATAAATTTCTCGATTCCCATGGTCGGCCTGCAGATCGACGACACAGGCAACGGACTCATCAACGGTACCGGCTTCGGTCCCACCGACGTGGGCGCCACGATGGAAATCCAATCGGGTATCGGATTCACGATTCAGAGCCAGGTCATCACCAGCACCGGGTCCAGCACGCTGAACGGCGCCGCAGTAACCGGCGTAGCCTTCGCGGCGGCCGCATGGGGAACGGCGGATTCGATTGGAGGCACGGGCATCGAAGTCCTCGGCGCGCAGGCCTACACCGATCTCTACACTCTTGCGCCAGGGTGGTTTGTCGGGAGCAAAAGTTATCAGTTCACGCAGGCGGATATCGGTCGCACGCTGGTCATCACCGGAGGCTCCGGATGGGTCCACGGCACCTACCTCATCAGCGGCTGGGGTCTCGGGGGCCCGCAGTCCGGCACGGTGCTGCTGACGCAGAACGGCTTACCCGCTGCCGCGGCACCGCCGAATACGAGCGGCGGCTCAGGCACCGAGGAGACCGGCGGCCAGGTCCCGGCGGGCACCGGGGCTTACCTGGACACCTATGGGATCATCGCGGCGCCGCAGTCGAACCAATGGTACATCTCCGGCATCGACGATTTCACGAGTTTTAATCCGATCGACGAAGCCGACAAAGAAGCCTACCCGGATCACATTTTGGCTTTCCTTGCCGACCATGAGCTGCTGTGGATCTTCGGCGGCCTGGAATCCACCGAGATCTGGCAGGACACGGGCGCGGCGAACTTTCCGTTCCAGCGCCTGCAGGCCGGCGGCGTCATCCACTACGGCCTGGCCGCGCAGTTCTCGCCGGTCCGGCTGTCGATCAACGGCATTGCCTGGATGGCTTTTGCCAGCAGCCGCGGCGATGTCCAGGCGGTTTATTGCCAGGGATTGATGCCGCAACGCATCTCAACCCACGCGATCGAGGAGGCCTGGAGAACGTATCCCACTGTTGAAGACGCGATCGGCTACACCGAAATCGACGAAGGGCACGAATTCTGGGTCTTGCATTTCCCGCAGGGCGACGCGACTTGGGTATTCGACTTCACGGCATGGCAACAAACCGGCATCCCCCAGTGGCACCAGCGCGGCTATTGGGACGGAACTACCCTGCACCGCCAGTTGCAACGCTGCCACGCCTTCGGAGATCTGTACGGGCACGGCTCTGCGCCCGCAATCTCTGGCGCGCACTTCGTGGGCGACCACACCTCCGGAAACATCTATATCCAATCGCTGAGCACGCCCTCGGATAACGGTCACGCGATCTTCCGGCAGCGGGCGTGCCCCCACGTGGCGGGCGATAACCAACGCTTCTTCTATGGCTTGTTTCAGCTCGAGATGGACGTCGGCGAGCAGGACGTCACGGTCACCTTCGATTATTCGAAGGATCACGGGCACACGTTCATGAACGCGCAATCGCTGATCGCGCCGGCGGCCCCGAATGTGAACGCGCCGAACGTATCGGGCTATTCCACGCGCCTGCGCTGGAGGCGCCTGGGCTGGGCCTGGGACCTGGTACCGCGAATCACCATCATCAGCGCGACGGCGCCGATCTCAATCACGAATGCCTTCATGGATGGCGAACCGGGCGGGGAATAAATGGCTAAACCCCGCTCGCAGCCCGCCTACAGGCTGGCACCCCTCCGCACGGTCATGTTCGACGGGCAGGGCAATATGACCCAACCCTGGAACCTGTATTTCCAGAACCAAGCGCAGGCGGGCGGCCCAACGGTAGTCGTCGGCTTCATCATGAACAGCGGCGCGACAGGAACCAACGTCGGGCCGATGCTGCCGGCACCGCGCGATGCAACGGCGGACGTGGTAACGGTAGTGATTCAAGCCTCCGACCCGTCAGTGGCGCTGACCTTCCGCATCAACCAGGCCCCGCTGCTCGGCTCCGGGCTGGCGAATGACCCGTCCGACATCTTCCTCAAGGACCCCACCATCGCGGCAGCTACGCCGGCGGATACGGTGTTTCAATTCACGAATCTGACCACCTCGCCGCTGCCGGTCGCGTACAACGACGTGTTCTCGATCGACATCACCAGCGGATCGTCGTTATGGAAGTTTACGGCGGTGCTTGAAACGCAGGGGTAAGAAGCTTTCAGCTTTCAGCTCTCAGCTTTCAGCCAAACCACTTTTGAGGATGGTCGATCATTACCGAGACCTCTTCATCGAGGATGGGTATCCCCTTCTCTTTGATCTCCGTCTCGGCCTCGGCAGGCGACAGTCCGAACTTCCGCGCCAGGCCGGTCTTGATTCTGGCGAGAATATCTGGCTCAACCTCATCGAGGTCTACCAGGAAAACGCGGACCTCCGATTTGCCCGGCAGATTCGCCAGTACAGGGATCGGAGACTTCACCGGGAATGTCCGGGTACCGCAAATGCGTTCCCATTCGTCTCCTCGGCTGCCGCCTATCGTCACAGTGAAGTCTTTCATCAGTGTTGGGTTTACCGCAATCTAGCACGCCGCCACAGGGCCGCACAAGTACCAAAGGCTTTACTCCCATGGGCTGTTGCAACGACAAACCAAACCGCGCGCGCATCTGCCAGTTCTGCGGAAAGCCGGCCGATACCGTTTACCCGAGTTTGATCGGCACGCCGCGGCCGGCATGTACGCCATGCGCCGACAAGAAAATGCGAGAGACGAAACAAGGAGCAAATTAAATGGCAGCCGCCGTAGTCGCAATCCCCGCAGTCCTCACCGCCGTGCAATTCGCGGTTGGTACCCTCGGCCCGCTCGTGTCCAGCCTGATTGGCCGCGCCGAAACAATTTTCAGCAAGCCGCTATCGGGCCAGTCGAAATTGTCATGGGTACTCGGCGGGATCAAAGCGCTCCTCGACCCCCTCTCCGCATCGGGAGTCGCCCCTACGGCACCGCCCACCGACGCCGAGATCACTGCGATTATCGAAGCCGTGCTCGCCCAGATGAAGCAAGCGGGCACGTTGCAGGCGCCCGCCAGCACCGCCAGCGCAACGTCTCCGTCGTCTTCGTCCGGGGCGGTGCAGAGCTTTAACGTCCCGATCAGAATGACCTTCGGCGTGTAAGAAGCTTTCAGCTTTCAGCCATCAGCAATCAGCCAACCCCTAGCCCCTAGTCCGCCAGCCCCGATTTTCAAAGGTTTCCAACCATGACGATGACGCGCCGCGCCGCGCTCGCACTGGCGATTGCCGCCGCGCCAGCGCCGGCCGTCGAGTCGGGCGATCTATTCGCCGATCGCATGAACCGCTTCGGCCGCTGCCTGGTGGATTTTGACGGCAAGCTGCGGCAACACGTATTTGACGTAAAGCAGGCGAAGCTGCTCTCGAAGCTTTGGCGCGATGTCGAAACGTCCGGAGAATGGCCTGAAATGGAAAACAAGTGAACGACCTCACCCAATACCGCGCCGCGGCGCCGAACATGCTGCCAGGCGACGTGATCGCTTTCGCCGGCCGCGCGCCGCTGAGCTTTATCATCGACGGCTACACGGGATCGAAGCTATCGCATGTGGCGATGGTCAGGAAGCAGTTGGCGTGGCCGCAAGCGGCGAAACAGCCGTCGCCCGCGATCTGGGTCACGGAGTCGACCATCTTCACCGATCCGGTCACCAAGAAGAAGATCTCGGGGCCGCAAACGCACCCGCTGGAGCAAGTCCTTACCGTGGACTACGCCGCGGCCGGTTCGTGCGCCTGGCACTTGGCGCTCGCCGACGAAGTGCGCGCCCAGATCGACTGGAACAAGTTCTACGCCTTCATTGCGAAGTGCGAAAACGGCAGCGTCAAGTACGACATCCCCGGCTACTTCGCGTACCTCTGGCGATCCATCCCATTCATCGGCGCGCATGTGTGCCAGAGCGAGACGTACCGCCGCATGTTTTGCAGCGCCTACGACACGGCGATCTTTGAGAACTCCGGGGTCGCACTGCACCGCGACTTCTCGGCGACGTCGCCGGCAGACCTGGTGCGCATGAAGCTGTACAAGGCGTGCACGCAGATCATGGGTCCGACTGCGGTTATCGACCCGGAGTTTAACACGTTATGAAGTACTCGCAGACCACCGGGCAACTGACCAGCGACGACGGCGGCGTGCTCGGCACTGGCTATTCCGGAAATGGCGCGGGGTTAAATAATCCAGCCATGCAAGACGTGGTGGACCGCGGGCCGCTGCCGCAAGGCATCTACACTGTGGGCCATCCGCTGAATCCGCCCGATCACCTCGGCCCGCTGGCTATGCCGCTGACTCCGGACCCGA